ACGCTTGTTCAACCGAGAAAGTTTTACCATTACCGGAGAGTCCAGTAATGAACGTTGGATAGAATAGACGGGACTGAATAATTTTTTTAATGTCACCGAAATTGCCAAACTTGACGAAGGTATCATCTTTTAGAGGAATAAGGTTTTGTGATACAGCAGGCATAGCAGGAGGTGCCTGGTAAGTTTGCTCAAGTTTCTCTTGAATAGTCAGATTCCACTTACCACGACCAACTTTATAATCAGTGATTTTATTAGTTACAGTTTGATAATTAGAACCGTTCATAGCACACCACGCACGAATATCGCCAGTGGTTACAGACTCCCCGTAAAGTTCTTGAAGAGAAGTACGGATATAGTCAGCAGAGAGAGACATGATGTCGTTTGTTTGTTTCAACTGAAGTCATTATACAAGAAAAAAGGCACCTGGTGAGTGCCTGATGGACAGTTTAAGAATCGGACACACCTAGATAGTCTTCCAACTCCCTCACCAATTTCTTTCTTGAATGTCTTCTATCTAATTCAATACCTACAGTTCTACCATAGGCTTCAAGTTCTTTCTTATTCATATCTTTAATAGAAAGATCTGCTTCAAGGGCAACCTCAACATCATCATGAACCACTTCTTCCATAGGTTCTACCGAAGTAGATTCTACTTCCAAAACAGGTTCTGAGGAAACTGAGATAGATTCTTTTTTACCTTTCAATAAATCCCCAAATCTAGACATTTTTTAATACCAGTTACTATAAAAATATTTATCAAGCAACTAGTTCAATAAATTCATTCAAAATTTTCTTGTTCATCTTCTTGTTTTTTAGACTCTTCATGAATGATTTCTTAATTTGAGTTTTAGATGCGGATTCTCCAACTTCAAATTCAGATTCATTTCCGAGAGCAGTTGCAGAAAGTGCAATATAAGAATGATATCCAGAATTTTTGATAGAAAATGACCTTTGCTTCTTCCATTCAATCTGCAACTTTTCCATTTTTGAATATTCGTCAGTGTAACGACGAATAAATGGATTTGCATCACGACCTTCAAGAACACGAATACCGATGAAGTTGGTATCTGTAAATTTATCTCTCAAGTTTGTAAGAAGAGTGTCTGTAATTTCACCCCAATTTCCATTGAGAGCATAAGTATTTCCGGTCTTACGGTCACGCAAGAAGCAGTTGTATCCAATACTACCGAGACCGATGAAAGATTCGTGTTCCCAAGAACGTTTAATCTCACGATGATACTTAGGGCAATATCCTTCACCATCAGTCAGTACGACACACTGAACTTTCTCAACACCATTAGTATTCTTAAATTGAGGAATGATTTGATGAAGACTAATCATTGCTTCATTGAGAGGAGTTCCCGAAAGTCCCATTCCAACAGGAATAGGATACATTGCATAACGACTGAAGTAATATCCAAGTCGGAAGATATTCTTCATCTGATGTTCTAAATCCTTACCACTAACATTATGAGTTAGGATATTCATGAGTGAGAAATATTCACCGACGTGCATCAGTCCTTCTTTCTTTTGATAAGAAAGTTCTCTGATACCAGACTTCTCACTGATGAGGGGATATTCATTAGTAAAGGCGTAAACCTCAAAAGGAATACCAACTTTTTTACAGAACCAAACAAGATTAAAGAGTTGCTTCATGGTATCAAGCATCACTTGACCCATCGACCCTGACCAGTCAAGAATGAAGATTAGTCCATGATTTTTACCATCTGCAAGTGTGGTTACTTTCTTGAATAGGTCTTCATTGTATTTGTATGTGTGGAGTTTAGAGCAGTCCAGAACTCCAGTCCGACTAACAGTAGCACGAGCATAACTACTAGCAGATTTTCTACATTCAAATTCTTTGACAAGATAATTTACCTCCTTCTGTGCCGACTTTTTAAACTTCAAAAATTCTAAATCAACAAAATCAAAGATAGTGGGATCATAAGGATCTGCCCAGTGCTCATTACACTCTTCATGAATTCTTTTATTGGGTACAATAATATCATCAAGATTTACCTTTGGGAGTTCAATATAAACATTCTCAAAACCCCCATTAGATGTAAGTTCCTTAATGGCATCATTAAGTGAATCCATCGTATTCACTTCAGGTTCTTGTTCTGTTTGTCCTGCCTGAGTAGTATTCCCACCCTCTTTCTCTCTAACTTGATTGGAAGTCTCCTCACTATCCTGCATTTCTCCATCATCAGTTTCACCAGGTTGCTGCATCGAGTCATCACTAGATTCTTCAGATGAACTAGAACCTTGAGATTCCAATGAATCCATATCAGTCTTAGTTTCAGTATCCAACTGCTCCTTACAATACTTATAAAGAACCTCCGATGCCAAGAGAACATCATCAAAGGTCTCGCATTCTTCAATCATGCGAACAATAGGCATCTCAACATCTTCACCGAAAGGAATATCAATAAAGTTACCAATCTTGAAATGAAGATTTACACGGTCGGCAAGGTTCATCTTGCTCACATCTTCACACTCTACACCAAAGAAATCCTTTTCAAAAAGTTCACTATATCCACGATAGAAGGTCTTGGAGATACCAGCATAACGACGCTTCATCAGTTTCTCAATACGGACATCTTCCACAACATTCACAAACTGTGGAGAGATTTTGTATTCTTTAATCCAGTCACGATCTGGAGTATAGAGTGCATGACCCACCTCATGTGCCACCAACATATCATATACTTGATTGGTAGCACCATCCCACATAGGAAGGGTCAGCACTCTGGTATGAACATTAAAGCAGGCAGTTTCAACGTTCTTGTGTTCTACTACAAGATCTTCAGTTGCTAGAAGTTTAGCTAGTTGAGACTTGATCTCGTGTGAAACTGCCATAATGTTCCGTTCGTATGGACTCATAATACGACGAAACCCGCCTCTTGTGCGGGTTCGTGTGACGCTTCTTGAATTGTCTGAGTGCTTCTTTTCTTGCTCTCATTGCCTGAGGTTTGAGAGTTCGTTTCTGCTCCTTCTTGGAGTGGTGTTGCCAGTTTGGGGTGACCATTGTTCCTCCTTTTCTAGGATACCATACGTGAAAAACCTTTTACCTTATCAAACTTTATGACAGTTTCAAATTTGTCATGTAAGTCGGACTTATGAGAAATAACAAAGATATTAGCATCCTTAATGACATAACGAATAATCTTTAAAAACTCTTCCGTTCCAAAACCATCAAGTGAAGAGTCAAACACCTCATCCATAATCAACAGATTGGTATTCACAGAATTCTTAAGTCTAGCAACCTCTCTCCAAGTAAAAAGAAGTGCAAGATCAACACGCATTTTTTCACCCTCACTGAAAGAACTATAAGAAAAGTTTTCGTGGATAGGTGATTCAATCGTTTCACCAAACTCCTCATCAAGTTTAAAGTTGATGTAGAAGTCCATCATCTGAAGGTAACGATTAACCTGTTGATTAATAAATGGAAGATACTTCTTAATGATTTTTGTTTTTACACCATCGTCCTTAAGTAAGGAATAGGCAAAATCGTAATGAACGATTTCTTGTTTTTTGTCTGATAGATATTCAATTGTCTTTTGGAGATCGTCTTTAAACTGTTCTAATTTCTCATGTTCAGTATTTCTGTTCTGTATGTTACTGGTAATAGTTTGAATTTCATGTTCAAGTTCTCGTATCTGTCTCTGGTTGAGATTAATCCGAGTATTGTTTTGAGAAATGCCATGCGTTAGTTTCGTAATCTCCTTGGAAAGAATATTAAATTGACGCTCTCTTTGTTGTTCTAACTTTATAGTCTCTTCCAGGTCTTCATAACCCTTCTTGAGTTCTCTTGCTTTATTTTGAGCGTCACTAATTCTATTTACACGAAACTCTTCTTCTATATCCTGCTGACAGGTAGGGCAGACCGTATTTTCTGTGAAAAACTTATGTTCTTTGGTAATAGTACCTACCTTTTGAGAGATTTTTCCACGAAGATTGTTTAGTTTTAATAACTTATCTGTGGCACCGATGACTGTCTCTTGGTCTTTTGTATGCTTGGAAATATCTTCTTCAAGACTTTCATTGTCCTCCATATAATTACTGACTTCTTCATCCAACTTGGTAATTTTTTCATTGTTGGAGTCAATATTCGCATTACTGAGGTTCTCCAGTTCCTCAATAAACTCTTGCTGCATCTTCATCTTATCCTTAAGAGTCTCTTTCTTAAGATCTAAAGATTTAATCTGATCTTTCTTGGTGCGAATATTATCTTTGATGAGTGCATTCATAGCAGAGAAGATACGAATGTCCAATAAATCCTCAATCACCTCACGACGATTGGCAGTCGTTAGTTGCATAAAAGGTACAAAGGTGCTACTACCCAAGATTACAATTTGAGTAAATGATTTGTAATTTACTTTGAGAATACTCTCTTCCAAGATACGTTGATTAGCACGATCATCTGCTTCTTTGTGAAGAGGATTGCCATTTACCTCAATATCAAATACATTTGGTTTGATTCCCCGACGCACCAAATAATCTCTACTATTAATAGAAAACTCAATCTCAACTACACAATCTCTTTCATTTGTGGCATTAACCAGTT